CTCTGAAGCACCACCTGACCAACCAGCTTTCTTAGCTTTTGCCCATTGTTCAGGATCGATTTTTTTAAATTCGCGTTGATCTGCTTCGTTTGTTTCATCATCACCTTCAAAATCATCAAAATCTTCATCATCATCTACTTCTTTTGGCCAAGGAAATTCTTCTTGATTTTCGTCAGGATTAAAACCAGATTTTTTAGCAAGTACATCTTGAAGGTTCAAATTTTTCCTATTTTCTCTTTCGTCAGCTCGCATTGCCGCTGCAGCATCTTCTTCTTGACCTTCTTCACCTTCTTTACCAAAAATATTTTTAAGAATATCTCTTATACCAAATGCTGATGCTGGATTTACAACTACGTCTATTTTACCTGGTTCAGCTTCACAATCACCCACATCTAAAATTCCCCCTTCATCTTCATGAGCCATCTGCTTAGCCAGCCCGCGTATGCTCTGGTGCTCATCTTCATCAGTTGCCTCATCACCACCCGGGTGTGTGAAAGCACCACTTCCCCATCCAGATCTATTTGAATTGGGGCTTCCAAAATCTTCTGCATCTTCTACCCCGGTTTGTCTAAAAAACTCTTGCGCTGGTTGACCGTTAATTTGCCCATCTGTATCTACTGACGCGTGGTCGGCGTACATCTTCCCGCCGCTTTTACGAAATATCAAATTGCCTTTATTGTCTGCCCTACCTCCGGTATAACCCTCGTCTTCCAATTGCCTCGCAGATCTTGTTTGTTGGCTCTCTTCTTCGCCTTCGTAATTTTCAACCGGGTTTTGATCTTCTGCTTCACCTGCATAATCAGAATGAGTTTCATGACCGCCTACATTATCTAAAGGGTTACCTGAACTGTCATAATTACCTGTTGCTTGTGCATCATAATACTTTGCCATTCCTTCTGAATAGACCTCACTTAACAGTTCTAAATCTCTTTTACGGTTTTTACCTGCGTTCATGAATATATTTATACGATACTGGTTTAAATAATGGTATAATGGAAAATAAAAGCGACTACTATCTAGGTAACCCTAATCTTCCTGGTTCGAATACAAAATTCGAATGGACACCAAAGATGTTAAAAGAGCTCAAAAAAGCATCACAAAACTTGCTTTATTTTGCTGAAACCTTCTTTTACATAGTTAACTTAGATAGAGGACGAGAAAAAATAAGTTTACATCCATGTCAAAAACGATCTTTAAGAAAGATGAGAGATAATCGTTTCTTTATATTATTGGCATCACGACAAATTGGTAAAACCACAATGATGACAATTTATACTTTATGGCATGCTTGTTTTAATGCTGATCAACGTATATTAATTGTAGCTAACAAAGAAGGTACTGCAAAAGATATATTTTCAAGAATAAGAATGGCATATGAAGAGCTACCAAACTGGTTAAAACCTGGTGTTAGTGAATATGGTAAAGAGTCTTTAAAATTTACAAACGGTACAACAATTGGTATTAGTACCACCACCGGAACTGCAGCACGTGGTCAATCTATTAATGTGTTAGTTCTTGATGAGTTGGCATTTATTGAACCTCATTTAGTTGAATCTTTTTGGAGATCTGTTTATCCTGTAATTTCTTCTTCTAAAAAATCTAAAGTTTTTATTGCATCAACTGCTAATGGAACAGATAACCTTTTTTATAAAATATGGAATGGTGCTATAGAAGAAACTAACGGTTGGGGATTTGATAAAATTTTATGGCACGAAATTCCAGGTAGAGACGAAAAATGGAAAGTTGAAACAATGCGTACAATTGGAAGCCAAGAAGCTTTCGATCAAGAATTTGGTTGTCAATTTTTATCAACCGGGGAAATGGCAATTAATGAAGAAATTTTTGAATACTTAAAAATTAATTGCACAAAGCCCGGTATTGTGATGGAAGAAGGACATTACAAAATCTGGAAAAAACCAGATGACAATGGTATATATGTTGTTGGTGTTGATATTGCTGAAGGATTAGGACAAAACGCTAGCGTTGTACAAATATTGGATTTAAAAGACCTAACAAATATAGAACAAGTAGCCGTATATCATAGTAATGAAATTAATCCTTTTCATTTCACACAAAAATTATACGAAATTTTATTACAATGGGGCTCACCCCCTGCTTTAGTAGAAAGAAATAACTGTGGCGCTCAAGTTGTAGAACAATTATATTATAATTTACGTTATGCCAATATTGTAACATATGGGGTGAATCAAGGAAAAATAAAAAATAATAAAGTCGGTGTTTTAGCACATACAAATACAAAATACAGATGTATTACAAATATGAGATATTTTGTAAACGAATTAAAAGCGGTTAACATTAGGGAAATTGAAACGCTTATTGAAATTAAAAACTTTGTAAAATATCCAAACGGGAAATGGGCCGCTAAACCAGGTGTCCATCTTCTTGACGACAGAGTAATGGCTATAGGTTGGGCATTATTAGTATTAGACAACGAACTAGTAGAAAGATATTATGAAGTATTACGACAAGATGATAATGGAAGACCAGCTGAATTAAAAAAATATGATTATGGTATCCATACACCATTACAACAAAATTGGTTAAATGAAAACGTAGAAGAAACAGAATTAGATACCATAGTTTTTACTGAAAAATTTGATCACGAAGATAACGCCGAGCTAAATGTTATGAAATCACGTGGTTGGGTTAATGCCGGGGATTTCCAAACACAAAAATCTTATGCCCCTGTTAGTGATTTAGGGTTGAATAAATAGTATTAATGCCAGTGACCTATAACCAGTCTCCTTTTAACAAGGAAAGAAAGGATAAATTTATTCTAGTTATTCCCACTCCTAAATTCTTAAAAGAAGACGTATCTGAGTTAGCTCGAAAAAATACTTTAGTTGATCCAGACAGTATACAATTTTCAATATATGGTGGTGTGGTTCCCCCGGTTTCTATACCCAACGTAGAAGCAAGATATTCAGGTCAAACATTGAATGTCACAAGTCATAATAGACCTGTTTACCCACCTGTTAACGTTAAATTTACTATTGATAATAGATTTAACAATTACTGGTTCATTTACAAGTGGTTAGATAAATTGCAAGACGATAAAAAGGGATATTTTAACCCAGATAAAGACTATAAAAAAAGCGCTGTTGTAGAGACCGAATATATGGCTGATTTTACCATATATGCTTTAGATGAATATAATAAAAGAGTTGCTCAATTTGATTATACTAAAGCATTTCCTACGTTTTTAGGTGGCATTGAATACTCTTATAGAGACCCAGGAGAAATAGAAACTCAATTCACTTTTGCTTACAGTCAATTTTATACTACGCTGCTTGAACCGTAGTCTATTTAATTAAAAGTTAAGTTTGGCAAATTCTTTCTCTAAAAAACATAAATATACATATGGCACAAAGAACTATTCAAAGTCCGGGTGTAGAAATTAATGAAATCGACTTATCTTTAAGGTCAGCTGATAAAATTGGAACGACAATTTTTGCTACAGGGTTCTCTCCTCAAGGCCCTAGTGATGAAATCGTACAAGTATCGAGTTTATCAGAATTTACACAGTTATATGGGCAACCCACAAATTCCGCAGAACGATATTTTTATCATACGGTAGCTCAATCACTTAACAGTAGAGCTAATGTTATGGTAAATAGATTACCATATGGTGAAAATTTAGGCGACGGTTTTACTAACAAGTATTTTGCTACAGTGTACCCTGGTAAGCCAATTAACAAAGATGCATATGAACAAAACATCGGCTCCAGCCCTAGTGTTGAGTGGTCCGTTCTATCTGGTAACATTGATGTCGCGAGTGGTGAAACTGTTTCACAATTCTCACCAGCATCATCTGGTAACACGGTTTACTACTTTTTAGGTCAACCAACGTTCTTAACTTTAACTCAAGCTCAATACCAAGCCATTTTAGATGATTCTGCCATAACGTGGGACAACACCCCTGCGGTTCCCGGCTATTTTAATATACCTGAGGGTTTCCTCGCCACCGGGGCGTTAACATCTGCTCTTTCTGCACTAGGTGGTGCTGCTGTTATTTTG